ATACAACCAAACTCTGTTTCATCATTTGCAGGTCCACCATATAGTACACCTATCCCAAATTGATAACTCATTTTAATCTCCTATGATTAATTGTAGAGTATTTATATATTTATGCAGTTGCTCTGACCCCAAAGTCTTATCTTGGTAATTAACACCACTCACCCATTGAGAGTCTCTTACCTTCAAATTCACAGGAGGTGTCAAGCTTCTGGATTTACTATTTATTGCTTCATGCTTATCTCTAAACAGAAGCCTTAATCTATCACTAATATTTAAAAGAACTTCAATAGTATTATCTGACTTAACACTATTATAGATTATAATATACAACTTTACAGTGTTAGTAGGAACTCCTAAAGGGAATGAACCATCATTATCAGGAAGAATTGATATACAAGGATATTTGTAGGTAGACTTCCCTGCATCTATAGTATTACTAAAACCTGCAGATTGGTAATATATCCTATCTAACAATTGTTGTGCTGATAATGACATTATACTTTGAAGCTCTGAATCTGCTGCCATATAATATCTTACTGTTTTAATAAAGTCTATTGTCCTCATTTACTACCTCCATAAGTAATCAACTGTAGTCTTTAGCATAGATTTGCCAAGCAGTCTCATTATTTTTTTATTAGTTTTATACATTGCAGTTCTCAAAAAAGGTCTTGGCTTTTTAGGAGACTTTTTATAATACTTCCTCCTAGTAGGACTATCCCAAGCAGGAACAAGTAATGCTAATTGGGTTGCAGTAGGATAATACTCTGTAGGGAACTCTCCTGTTGGACTGTGAGGTCCAAGACCTAAATGTACTAAGATATCATACCAAGCATCAGTTCCTACTATTAAGTCAAAACCATCTTCTTTAATTACAGAAGTTACCTTAACAGACTTTTTCATAAAACCTGTAGCAAGGGCATTAGAGGAAACTAACTCTGCTTGAACTTGTTTCTTTATCATATCAGATATAGTTACTATTTCTTTATCTAACATAGACCAGAATTTTTTACTTTGAAATATGTTTGTGCTTTGTATTAACTTCTTTAGACCTTTGCTTATTTTAGATATCATTTTAAAACTAAACATCTTGGTTTCTAAATACCTCTGTAGTTAACAACCTTACCTCATAGTGGTGATTTCCTTTACCACCTGGATACTTATCAACAAATTGAACTTGAAACTCTCTAGTGTAGTCATTTATATCTCTTATGTAATCACCAGATTCAATTTGGACTCCTCCTATAGGAAAATCAAAAAAACCTATCCACATAGAAGTTACATCTTGACCTACCTTTTTAGTAGAGCCTAGAACATCAGGTTCTAAGGAATCTCCAGGTGTTATCCTTCCTTTGAATGTGCTTCCCACTCTTTCCATAGTAGTATTATTAACTGCAGGCATAGAACCTATAGAACTCAGTTGAGTAGATTCTGCATACCTTAGAAGCTCATAAACATCTTTCATTACTATTCTTGCACAAGTCATTTTTTCTCCTTATTTAAACTTTACTAAATCATCAACATTTTCTGCTGTCTGACCTTCTATGTAACCTATCATTCCATCTTTATAATTAGAAGGTGTTAACATAACTAACATTCCAGTTGTAACTAATAGATTGTTGATAATTTTTTTAACTACAGATGCTATTGTTGAAAAGCTATACTCTGTGCCATAAGATGTACCTATTGAATTTGTAGCATAAGCTCTATAGTAGTATGTTGTACTTGCTACTAGAGGAGTGATATCAGATGTGAATGATCCTGTTCCTGTACCATCAGTAGTTTTATCGCTTGCAATAGTTGGATTAGGAGAAGTTGACCAACATACACCTTTTGCAGTAACAGAAGCTCCTCCGTCATCAGTAACATTACCACCAGAGTCAGCATTAACATCAGTTACATTAGTTGCTACTGTAGTTGTTACTGTTGGAATACCAATTGCATCTGTAGTAAATGTTTCATCCCCTCCATAGAAAGTTCCTATTTCATTTGTAGCATAAGCTCTATAATGGTATAAAGTATTAGGTAGTAACCCTGTTATGTTTGAAGCAAATACTCCTAAACCAGAACCATCAGAAGTTTTATCATCTGCAATAGTTGGGAATATAGTAGTTGACCAACATACACCTCTAGCAGATACAGTTCCTGTTCCATCATAAGTTACATCACCTCCACTTACAGCAGAGTTCCTATCTATGCTTGTGGCAATAATTGTATGTACTGTTGGCAATTCTTTGGTGGTTGTGAAATTATATTCTGCTCCATAAGATGTACCTGCACTATTAGTAGCATAAGCTCTGTAGTAGTAAAGAGTGCTTGCTTGAAGAAGATTTATATCAGAAGTAAATACTCCTGTTCCAGTTCCATCAGAAGTTTTATCTCCTGCAATAGTTGGATTAGGGTTTATACCATAACACACACCTCTAGCAGTAACACTAGCACCTCCATCAGAAGTTACATTACCTCCAGAGTCAGCAGTATTACCATCTATGTTAGTTGCTACTGTAGTTGTTACTGTTGGAACAGTTCCGAGTGTTGTTATTTGTATATTTGCTCCATAAGATGTACCTGCACTATTAGTAGCATAAGCTCTATAGTAGTATGTAGTTCCAGGCAATAAAGGTGTCAAGGTAGAAGTAAATACTCCTGTTCCAGTTCCATCAGAAGTTTTACTATTTGCTATAGTAGGATTTGTACTTGTATTCCAACATACACCTCTAGCAGTTACACTAGCACCTCCATCAGAAGTTACATTACCACCTCCAGTTGCACTAGTTGATCCAGTTGATCCAGTAGTTGTAGTTACAGTTGGAGCAGTTGAACTTGACACACCCTTAATTTCAATAGCTTGCATTGAGCTGCCACCAGAAGTTGCATCTGCTTGAATAGTTCTATTACCTGCTGCTACTGTATTTGTACCTAGTTTACCCCAAGCCTGACTATTTGTATTGTGTTGAAAATCCATAGCAATAGCATTGTAGCCTGTTCCATCTATTGTTATGGCAGGACCACCAGCACTCTGGAATGCTTGACCTCTTGCAAACACTAAAGAGTCTGCTGTACAACTAAGAACTACACTTGCAGGGTTTGGAGTTGTAAGTACTGTTGCACCTGCACCTATGCCATTAGAATTTGTAAAGGAATAAGCTGCAAGACTAAGAGGAGTCCATAGAGAGCCACTGAAGGTTATTACAATATTGTTGTTACCTGTAGCAGGGTTTGATAGATACCAACCACTAACATTCTGAGATAGATCTGACATATATCCTGATGCAGCAGTAATCTTTGTCATGGCAGTTCCACCATAGGTGACGCCAGTTACTGTTGCAGCACTACTATGAGAGAGAGATAGTAACAAACCTCTATTGGTGCCAATTGAGCCATTATGGTTTATGGTGTAAGAATCTCCACCAGGGGATGGATTGGCAAAAGTTGTATTACCTAATACTGGTTGTCCCATTCTATTGTACTCCTAAATTGTTAACATCAGTAATTTCAGTTAACCCTAATTCATCTATTGATGTAGTATTCCAACAACAGAAATATATCCAAGCATTAGGGTCATTTGCAAATACAGAGTAATTGCAGAATAAAATTACTCCTGAAGTAAGGTCTTCTTGGTTATCATTCATCCATAGCCTTAGTTCAGAAGCTCCCTTACCATTTATAATATCTATGTCGGATGGGTTAAGAATATATCCTACTACTTCTGTAGTAGGAACTCCTTCAACACAACCTGTTCTCTCTACTATAAAATAATTCATACTAATCCCAAAGTTTATATTTTTCTATGATCATTTCCTTCATAGGCTCTATTATAGAACCGTACTTAGTCTTCAAATATGCATCTAATGAGGCATACTTCTCTCTATACCTACCTATCTCAATTTCGGTAAGGGGGAAGCCTTCATCGTTCTTAGCAGCACCTCCTACAGAGTCTTGGATAGAAGCAGCAAGATAACTTGCAAAATCAACTATATCAATTGGTACATCTGGATAACCATATTTATAATCTATACTAATTATTCTTTGGCCAGATGGTATCATATCTACAGTTTCTTTATTAAATTTAACTGTATCTGATTTACTCTCTAGCCAATATTTAGTAGTATCAATTTCTTCAGTTACTAATTCAACCTTTGTTATTGAAACAACTGGACTATTATCAAGTGTAAAGTTATAAGTATTGCTACCATTATAATAGAAGTAATTTCTATCTTCAATATCAAAAACAGAATTACTGTCTTCTAATATTCCAAATTTTCTATTTGTGATAAGTTCTACTTGTGTGTCTGCAATTGATAAGAATGCAGCATTAACATCTGCTACATCTATTCCTAATATTGCTGCTACTATAGTATTGCTAGCATAAGCCATTTTATACCTCTTGTGTTTTTCATTTCTATTCCTATTTATGAATAAAGTATATCTGCTATTAATTAAACAAATATACTTTATTTCATTATCATTATTTAGACATAGATATAAACTTATCTATAATTTTCATACAGGAGTAGTAATGAATCTTATATTCCCCATCATACTTTTCAGGATTAAACTTTCCAAGTTTAAGTTCTTTCCACATATCTTTTATTTCATCAAGATTAATTTCTCTCAATTCATCAAACAAAGCCTTCTTCATATTTCTTCGTTTTTCATCATCTTGAAATTTAGACTCTGGCTTATCAGAAGGATTCCCTAAGAAGATAGGAACTGTTAATTGGTTATTAAATTTTATACCATAATTTTCAGTAACTTCTCTGTGCATCAAAACATGTATTGTTTTAGTTTGGGCTTTCTCTTTGCACTTTTCACAAAGAACTCCTACTTCACCAACCTTACCTTTACATCTACTTCTAATAGGGTGCTTTAAGTCTTCTACTGCTAAACACTTATATGTAAATGAACCCATTATTGTCTTCCTTTCAGAGGTGACCTTAACATTCTACTATTATTTTCTTCAACTTCTTTAACTTCCTTAATTTCAATCATAGGAAAATTCTTATCATCTAATACAGCAGGCAAAATTCCTATAAAGTTATCTGCTGATGTTCCTGCAGGATGGGTACTGTTTGTAGGTTCTCCTGCTTTCCAATCTTTATAATGATTCTTAACATTCCTCTCAATACCTCTGCTAGTATAGTAATTTATTTTACCTTGAATGTATTCATTACTTCTACAATAACCTAAATGATAGACTAACTTTATACCTACATTCATAACTTTATTATTAATATCATCAACTTTCATACCAGTAGATTCATCTACAAAATAGTTGAATCCTCCTTTTGAAATTGGGTGTCTTAAAGATTTCTTCCATCTCCATATTCTTGGAACATATGTATCCCATTGACCTCCAATAGCAACCATAGCAGTACTCTTCCAAAAATGATGCATCATAATCTTCATCATATCAAGGTCTTCTTTAGCTTGGAAGGCTCTCCTGATGAATTCAATACCTTCTGTTTTCCAAACTTCATCTGCATCAACTTTGATGTATAGGTCAGTATTGACTCTTTTGGCTATCTCATTTTGCATCTCATTCTTATCTTTAAAAGTATGGGTGCAACTTACTACTTCAATTATGCCTCTTGGGTCAATTTCTCTAAGCTTATCCCTATTAAATAATAATTCATATGTTCCATCTACAGAATGTCCATTATTGTGTTGGTCAGGGTTAGCTTTTGCATAGTCATCAACAACTCCCTCTACTATTATTATTTTATCTACATCTTCATATATAGATTTAATAGTAGGTAACATAGTATCTAATCCATTAAGAACTATCATACCTGCAGTTATGGTAGGGTAATCCTTTCCATAAAAATATTCTCTTGCAAGCTTCTTAATCTTAAATGGGTGACAAGGTATAGAACTCTTATCTTCCATCATAAAACTAAATTGTTTATCAACATATAATTGAAAGTCTTTATTTTTCATTTTGAAAACTTCATCTATTTTTTTAGCAAGGTCTTTTATATCTCCTGATTTAGCATAATTTACAGCATCACCATAAATACTTCTTGTTATTGCTAAGTCATAAACTACAACAGGAGTTTTACAATAAATAGCTTCTGCAGGAGGCATACCAAACCCTTCAAACTTAGTAGGTATTACAACTGCTTTTGACCTTTTAATTATATGGAATTTTTCTTCATCAGATATTGAACTGTAAAATCTTATTTCTACTTTATTACTTTTTGCTATAGCTTGCATCCTTTTCCTAATATTCTCATTGTGAGAACCTATGAAATTTATACTAGGATTTTTCTTCATCTGACCAACAGCTTTTATTACATCATCAGGGCATTTAAAATCTAAGTGTCTACCTATGAAAGTTATTTCATTTTCTCTGTTAGGAGTCTTAACCTTATCAGCAAGCCTTGTATTAATTGCAGGAGGGAATGGATAAATAGGTTTATCATAACCATCCTCTTCTAGCCACATTTTTGCATATTCTAAAGTTGGTCCTGGATTACATAGAACCATATCTGATTGTTGTAAGATATTTTTCTTATATGGATACCAATAACTATCTGTAGAATCTCCTCCTGCTCTAAACTCTCTTATCCAATTAGGAGTCTCAAAGAGGATTGCTGCACAAGGAAGGTTAAACTTATAAGCATAGGAAAAGGCTTCATCTGTTCTAGGTGTGGCTATTACCACATCAAAAGAATTAGAGTCCCATTTATTACCCCAATTACTTCTATTGCAATCTACACCGTGAACCCATTTTAATCTATCTTCAGTTTGGAAATATCTAAAATCCTTTAAGAAAGGAGGTTTCATATCAGTAATGATAGTTACTCTGTGCCCCATCTCTGCTAGTATATGGGCAAACATCAATATGTGTATTCTACCTCCACTATAATGCTTTACATTATTCATCCAAATGCCAAAGTGAAGCATACCCTTATTAGCAGGGTTAGCATTTTTAGAGAATCCATTCTCTTTAAGTTTTACAAAAGGAGAGTTCATAAATTTCAATACATCATTAAGCATAGTTAAAGACATATCTTTTGCATCATTAGGATTTATGTCTAGTATAAATCTTTCTCCATTCATACTAGCTTTAGAGTCTTTTCCAAATGCATACATAGGTTTTATTGATGAACATTCTATGGAATTTACTTTTCCTTGCCTTCTATTCATTTGTCTTTGAGACATACCTGATTTTGCAAGTCTCTTCTGGTTATTAGGGATCACATCTCCTCCTTTAATTTAATTTTACTTATAATATAGTTTATTCCTAGTTATAAAGTAAAAGGGTAGTAAGACAATTCCTACTACCCTTAAATACAAAATTGCTAAGTTCTACTTATGAAGCAGAAGGTGGCATTGAAAGTCCAGTCATAGCAAGACAAGCCTCATCATGCTCAACTTCCATAGCTATTCTTTCAGAGATTGCCCAAACCTGTGAATCTTTTTTCACATCAGTATCCTGAGCAAATTTGATCATTCTACGGTCACCAATTACTACATTTTCAGCAATAGTTGTTACAGATTCTCCTAGAGGTATATAGTCAGAATTGATAAGTCTCCACTTATTCCAAATCTTACCAATCTCACCAGTATAGAGAGTTGCTTTTGGACCATATTTATCAACAGTAGTTAAATCTGTGTCTCTCATGAGCTGATTAGCAGACCATGGGTTAACAAAAGAAATAAGTTCTGAAGCTTGTTTTGCATATAGACCTAAGTGGTAAATTGCTTCACCAAAAACATCAGCAGTTGCAGCACCGTTAACAGGGAATACAACACCAGAATCTTTAGCAATAGTAAGAATACCATCAAAAGCAAGACGAGCATCTTTATTGAACCAAGTAGTAGCTGTTGCATTAGCTTTCACAGAAGTGAGAGGAGTATGTCCTACATCACCAGTAAGGAAAGTTTTTTCCTCAGCAGCACCCATTCCACGAGCAAAGATCATACGAATCATTGCAGCCATATCCTTGATACCATCTTCAAAAGTCTCTTCTGAAATCTCAATCCATGCAAAAAGTTTCTTTGCAAGTAAAGAAATGTTACCAGCTGCGAATGAAGTGCTTTCACCTTCAGTAGCTTCATCAGGTTGGTAAAAAACTTCAGTACCGCCAAGAAGTTTAGGAACAGTACGGAGTCTACTCTTCATACTGAAAGAACGAAACATTTTTCTGAAATTATTAATCTCAGTAACAACATCAATAAATTCTGATGCTAATGGATCTGGAAGAAATGGCTGAGCCACATGTCCAGAAGAAGCTGCACTAAATGGACTATCCCCAATAGTAACTGCTTTATTCACTAGAGTTTTAAACTCTTCAAAATTTTTAATTCTCATTTTTATCTACCTTAGATAATTGTTTAAAAATACATACACGGGTGAGTGTAATTTCTTTCCTACTTTGTCAGAAGCAGGAAAGAGGTACTAACTTATTTTGCTTCGTGAGAAATTCTTGACATAAAATAATCATCAAGATTTTTTCTTACAGTTCTTTTTTCTGTAGAAATTTCATTCCCTGCAGCATCTACTTTTTCAATAGAAGAAAGATCAACTTCTTTTGATACTTCTTTCTTATCTTTTTTAAGAGTCTTCTCTAAGTCATCATCAGAACCTTCACCTTCAGGCTCTTCTTCTTCCTCAGTCTCTGTAGCCATAGCAGCTTTAATTGCCTTTGCAATCACAGCATTAAGTTCATCTACTGATTCAGGAAGTTTTGCTTCCTTTTCAATAGTTTCACCAGAAGCTATTTTCCCTACAATCTCAGCAAGAGACTCTACTGTCTTAGTAAGAGAATCTATTTTTGTTTCAGGAGTTACTACTTCTTTCATAACAACTGTGTCTGAAAGACTATCAACTTTAGTTGCTATTGCAGAAATTGCTTTTGCAATATTATCCATAGAGTTGTCTTCTTTTACTTCATTAGTTCCTAATGCTTTAGCAACTACATCTTTAAGGAGTAATTCAGTTTCCTTAGTCATTTTTCCCATCCTTTTCTATTTTGGAAATTAATACATCAATTTCCTCACCTACTTTGTCAATAGATTTTACAATGGCATTAGTCTTTTCATCTTCACCCAATTTTCTAAAAGATTGAACCTCTTTGAAAAAGGATTTAAGGACTTCAGTTAATTCTTGCGCAGCATCTTGGACTTCTTCAAACCTATCAATCTTTTTTGCAATTTCAGAAATCTCTGAAGCCTTTTTTGAAAGACCTATTACATTTAGATGATTAGTTAAGTGGGCTATGACAGTTTTATTAGCATCACTATCTACTGCTTTATACAGAGCAGCTTCAAGCAATCCTTTATGCAAATACATAACACCATTATCAACAAAGTGATGAGGGTATTCTTTAAATATCTCATCAGTATTTCTATTTTTAGGAAATGCCTCATCTGGCAATTCCTTTAATTCTAATTTATCTGGCTCTAAATCTTTACTAAGATTAGAGTTATGTTTAAAGGTAGTTACTTCTCTACCTTCTACTTTATCATCAGCTCCTTCTTCAAGAGTATCTTTTTTTAATTTTGTACCAATACATTTAGAAACAGCTTCTGCAAAAGTATATGCATTGGCAGGTTGTGTTGTCAAACACACATGGAATAATTCACCGTCATCTAGTACATAAATCTCTTTACCTAAATCTTCATTAAATTCTCTAAAGATTTTAGTAACTCTACCACCAATAGAGAAGCCATATGATATACCTGTCTCCATTTGCTTCAATATAAAATCAACCTCAGGAGAGTCTGACCTTTTCATAAGTCTTGCCTCAATCTCAAAGCTATCTTTATCTCCACCAGTTTTTTGGATAACACCTATTGTTTCTCTTGATTTATTTGCATAGTGAGTATTGTCAGTAATTGGCAGACCTTTTGCCTGCTTCTTCATTTTACTAATAAAGTTTTTAGATGTTCTCTCATCTTCTCTATCTATGTTAGTAGTTGAAGCAATCCCCTTTATGATAGGATATTCTTCATCATCTCCAGTAGTGCTTTTGAGAAGACTACTTACAGCTTCTTTACTTAAAGGTAAAAAAGCCTCAAACTCTCCATCTTTACTGTTTTCTCTTCCATGCATATTCCTCCGTGTTTTAAAAATTCTTTAAAGTATCTTTCAACTTCATTCTTACTCTTTATACTTTTGTAATTCCACAAACCATCTTTTAAGAAGCAAAATTTCTTTAACCATTTATAAGTCTTATCAGCATTAAAATTATTATTAATATAATTGATTACAAAGGCTTTTCCAATTCCTTTCTTAAATTTTTTATTTTTATCTACTGTCCATACATATCTTCTATCTTCATTTAGCTCTTTAGAAAATCCTGCATTTGGCAGGACTTCTTTAAGTATTTTGTGAACTAAATCCTCTTCTGACATACCAATACTTGAAAAATACTCTGCTGCCTTAACTATTAATAAAGGTACATCCATGTGAGTCTGGTCTTCAATAGATTTGAGTAGGTTTATAAGCCTATTCCTACGGGTTAAAGAAAATTGAGCATCTAACTCATAGGCTTTATAATAGAGCCTAGAAATTGATGCAAAGTTCTTCTCATAGAACTTCTTTAGCCTAGTATCACTAGTAATATACTTATATCTAAACAAGAGTTCCTTTTCAGAAACTCTTGCAAATCCATATTCTGTAAAATTTAATTCAGAATCACTATATAAAAAAGTTACTTTCTCAGGCTGCATTTAACTCCATACCTTTTAGAAGCATTAAACATATTAGTAGATGGAAGAGAAATTGTTGTACTAAAAAAACTTTCTCTCTCTTTTACTATTTTTGCAAAAGCTTCTTTGATAAGAGAAGGCTCTGTCTTCTCTAAACCTGTAGGCTTAATACTTTTTGCAGCATTATTATCAATTTTAGGTTCTCCTGCTTTTTCTGCAAGAGATTGAATCTTAGCTTGCTGAAATTCATTAAGAGTTGATAATGGAGCATAGTTAAGAGGAACAAAAGGTTCATCACCCCAAGGAACAGGAGGCATTTGAAGCCTATCCCTAACTTGGTTAATAGTTACTACTCCATGGTCAAGGTATTCTTTATCAATACTTGCTTGTTTTGTATCATCATCAATATCTAGTTCAGAACTTGACATATAAATATTTTTATATCCAAAGTTTTTATTATTCCAAATTAATACTGAATTAAAAGTGTCTGTTAATAGTTTTACAGCAGGGATTATTGCATTCCTTTTAAATTGCTCAGTCTGCACTTCAGAATTAAGCTTTCCTGTAGTAGAAGAAAGAATGCCCATAACCATAGGTTGCATTCCATAAACAGACATTATTCTACTTAGTAGAAGCAATTGAAGTTGCTCAAAATCCATATCCTTATGAGAGGTAGTTAGCTCATGCAACTTCACATTACCTTTCTCACTACCCATAAATAAAGGCATATGAGGATTACCTCTTAATTCTTTTGTGTACCAGTCTTTAGCTTTCTTTAAAGCACCTTGACTTTTACCAAACCCTAAGTTCTCAAAAATGAAAGCTATATTTGGTTTGGCATTATTCTCAAAGAACTTTAGATTGTAATTCAGCATTTCAAAGTCACCCATTATAGAAGCAGCAACTGTAGAAATAGGGGAGAACCCGTTTGCATATCCTGCTCTGACTACCCTTGAAAACCTCATCATATCAGTTTTCTTCCAATCACCTATAATTTTAGCATTCCTAACTTGAACATAAGCCTTTGAATCAGGTAATGTTCCATTCTTTCTAGGATTAGCATAAATCTCTTCTCCACTTACTGTTGCATACAAACCATAAGGTTTTTTTGATCCATTATCTCCTGCAGAGTTTGCATCCCTAGTAATTTGTATACCTGCCATATCATAGGTATCAACATCTCTTGACACCTTCTTAATTAAGTCAGAAAATGATTCTAAATCTGCATTAGGCTGAAGTATAAGAGAATTAATTTCCTCCATAGCTCTCTTTGCATCATCACTAATACTTTCTTTACCATTCTTCATAGTAGAATCTAGTGGCATAGGGAAGTAGTCTACTTGAGAAACTCTTTCTGCTTTCATATCAACTATAGCTCTTATCCAATCATTCTTTTCATAAGCTTGAGTCATAAAGCTTCTATCAATTGGAGCAGAGAAATATTCTGGTGATGAACTTATAGAAGTATTGCCATTACCTCCTGTATTAAATGCATCTGAGTATTTCTGTCTTCCCTTAACTCTTTTGCCAAGGTTAACAGAATTTGATTTTGACATTCCTATCATTATTCTTCCTCACTTTTTTCAAGCTCTACATTTTCATTCCAATTATTCAACAATACAAATGAAAGAATAGTTATAATAGAAGAGCCTATAATTTTGAAAAGTATGAACAGCCAATCAAAGTTAGCTGCATTCATTGTCACTATAATATAAAATGAATACAAGATTGAAATAATCATCAATAAAAATACAGCATCTTTAGAAATAACTTCAATTAGTGGTTCAAGGCTCTGAATCCAATCCTTATATGTATTAAGAGTTAGCATCTTAGCTAAGAAACTTTTTCTCTTTCTCTGTCTCTCAATTTGTGCTTGTTGTTTTGCTCTATCCTGCCTTACTTTATCCTTTTTCTGCTCTATTAAAGATTTTTCTTCTCTTTTTGAAAGTTTACTAACCTCTTCTTCCAAAGAGTCTTTAACTGTTGATTCTACATCTTCTTGAGTTTCTATCTCTTTCTTTTCCTCTTTAGCTTTTCTTGCTAAAGAGATTGAGTCAATTGCATTATCCAAAAGCTATCTCTCCTTGGTTCATAAGTTCTGTATATAAAGTAGAAGTTAGACCAGCTGAACAATCTGCCAACTCTTTACTTCCCATTTCAATACCTTCTTCTTCAAATCTAGCTATAGAGATTTCAGGATGGTCTATTTTCTTTGGACCATCTATAAGTTCACTACACTCTCTATACCAAATACTATTCTCATAAGTTTTCCAAATACCTTGCTGCATTAAATCTTTCATAGTCTCATATGGAATTTTAGTTCTATCCATTGATAGGAGTTCTGCTTCAATACCTGCTCTATTTAGTTCTTGAAGAGTCTCATGTGAACCCCAACCATCAAAAGTAGCTTTGAATATGCCGAAATTTCTCTTTTCTTGTAATGCAACTATAAAGTTTCTTACATCAGATACCCTTACTTCATTTTGTTCTTTAGTAGCTATTATTTGTATCATTAAATCAACTACAATACCTTGTCTAAGCTCTCCCTCATATTCTGATAGGTCTACTTGGTACTGTTTCTTATAATATTCTACCCAAGCTCTATCATAGGTTACTCTCATCTCTTCTATGTGACCTAAACCTAAACCACAAGCATCTTTATTATCCCATACTTGACCTTTAGCTAAATCAGAATGTACTGCATAGTAATATTCATCATTCCCCTTGAACCAAGGTTCTAAGACTCTATCTATATCTGTTAGGTCACTAACAGTAACAATCCTTCCTTTGGTTGGATTAACAGTAAATTTTTGAGCTACATCTATTGCATTTTTAACAACATAAATATTACTAAAGAAGTTATCAGTAGAAATTTTTGGGTCTTTGCATTCATACACCATTGCAGCTTTTTCATGGTCTTGTAAATAATCTCTACTAAACTGCTTCCTTAAATCTTTCTCATTTTTATCAGTTCTTACTTCATAAGTAGATTTTACACTTATAAAAGTTTTTGGATTCTTTTTCTCTTTTCTAACTAACATAGTCATAGGACAGTTTACACCATATTTGTATGAGATAGCTACCATCTTTCCATACTTTGTACTTCTTCTTATAGAAGTTCCAATAGAATCAAATTGACCTAAAAGCTTATCAGATTTACCACTTGCTGCACCAAAAACTTTTTCAGCTCTCATTGCACCAACTTCATCCATAACTGCTAATAGGATTGTCATACCCTCTGCAGTAAACTTTTCAGATGTGAGAGAATGAGCAGTTACATTCCTACCAAAGTCAATTTGGTTTAATTTAAAAGCTCCATCTTTATCTCGTAAATCCATATATACAAATTTTCTCTTACCTGCATCCCACCAAAAATTTCTAGTTGAAAACCAAGGATAACCTGTCTCTGGGTCAATAACACCTTTTATGTATGACTTTAAGTATTTAAAGAAAATATTCTTTGCTTGCTGAGATGTAGCAGCTACATTTATCATATCAATAGGAGAATCAAGACCTAATCCTAAAAACTTTTGAGGGTTATCTAAACAAGCTAGTTTGTAATTTTGATAAGAAAATATTTTAGCAACTGTAGAATCTTTTCCAGAACCCTTACCCCACATCATCACAGCTTGCTCATAATCTAAGTTAGTAATTTTAAATGGGTCTATACCTACTATCACATCTGCTGCATTTTGTTGCTCTTTAGTGAAAGGCTCTTTCAACATTTTACTAAAGTAATATTTTGTATCAACAGGTTCATACTTCCAAGTGTTGTTATATGGAATGAAACCTGTTGGATATTTTTCTAAATTTCCTTCACCCTTTTTTTGTTCTTTCAGCCTTTCAGTCTGTGACATAGCTATGTCATCCATACCATCCAACATAGAATCAAAGACTGCATCTAAAGCAGACTTACCCATAGTAGCTCTTTTGAAAGACCTCTCTGATTTTAAGCTTTCTAATTGGTTCAAACTAAATCCTTTGGAAAAGGAAATGTAGGTTTTCCATTTTGATAAAAACCTTTTTGAATAGCAGAACAATAAATCTCTCCATCACTTTGGAATCTTAGTTCAAATAATTTTATGCTCATATCCATCTTGTTACCTAATGCATCATTATCTTTGTATTTGAAGGAAGCAGCATCCTCAACTTGAACAGACTTTCCATCTGGACCAATAGCACCAGTACTGTGTCTCATAGTCTCTACAAGTATTTGTAATTTTTTATTTAATTTTTCCCAATTTATCAGACCTCTTGAAATCTCTGCAGATAGGAGGATTTTAACTTTTTGCATTATTCAACATCTCCTCTAGTTGGCCACTCTTAACTCGTTTTTGAAACTCATGTATTGACCCTATGTAAGTTGGGTTACCATTTGCTATGCAACTTTTACAAGATAATCTAAAATCATATTTACCTTCAACTTCAAATACTACAACAAAAGATTCTTGCACTTGAATCTCATCAGAGCAAGACTTGCAGGTTAGTTTAGTGTTATTCAGATTCTCAAGGAAAGTAGGGTTCAGAGGAGTCAACTCATCCTCTTTTTGGGCTAGTAGTGGAATCATAAATCAGTTTTCCTTTTGCAGTTTAGATTAATTTCGCACTTAAAATATAACTCTTTTCAGAGTAGAATTATAATTAAATCTTTCTAATTGGTCTATTTTTCTTCTCTACCCCTTGAGTTTAGTGGGTTTTTATGCTAGATGAGAAAGCATCTATGATGATTTTTTCATCAAACTTTTTTCTTTTTTCTTTATTTTCTTTCTTTATTTCT